AAAATTATGTCTTTCCCTAAAGGATTGATTTATCTTAAAAAGTTTTATAAAACTCAGGAGAATAAAGAAGTATTTAAACAAATACGTGTTTTGAACGAAATTTTACCGGAAAAGTTTATACATTACTTCTCAGAGCTTTATCTCCGATTTACTCTTACACCCTATGAAACTGATCCTCAAGATCTTATGACGGCAATAGCTATTTCTTATATAGTTAAAACTTTGCCACTTGAATATAAACTTGAATCAAGTAAAGGAAAGAATAAAACCGGACGCGGTGCCCGCAAACAAGCAATGAGAGTCCCACGTGTTGTTCCTCGCCGTAAAACCAGCTTTGGTGCTGAATTTGATTATGCTAAAGATTTATCTCAAGCATATATGGAAGGAACGTTAACTGAAGATTATTATTTTGATTATCTTCGTACCAATTTTGGTATAGAAGATCCTGCAATGTTTTATGCCTTTAATCACGGAGTTGACATGATCAAAACTTATGGTATCGATCGACAATCGTTTTATAATCAGATGGAATACATTTATGATGATCTCTATGGAGATCAAGATTATGAGTATGACCAAGATTACTACGACCAACATGACGAATACCAATTAGATCGTGTAGCAGTTCTTGATGATAGAGGACATACTGTTTTTGCCCACCAAGACTTTGATGTCAATAGCGAACTTAGCTATGATGAGTATGAGACAGATGAAGGTAGAGTCTATGATTCTCCCATAAATTTCAATGCCCCTATGTATCAAAAATTAGTAACTCCCCAATATCGACCTGAATCAATTTTAAAACTTGATGCAGATACTGGTAAGCCTTTGGTTCGTTCTCTCAAAATTTCTCCATCTTGGGTAACTAAAAATTATCCAGAAGAAGCAAAACGATTTGATGGTGGTAAATTAATTCAAAGTGGTCCTTTCCCTATAGATTTAACATTTTTTGTTAATCATTTGGTTCGTCCTATTGGAATAAAAACTGCCATACTTATCGATTATTATCGACAAGGTAAGTTCCAACATGTGGAATATAATTCATCAGAGAAATTTGATGATTATATATTAGACTTAATACTCGCAAACGATTTACCTCAATTCAATAAACCAATTGGAACATTAGTTCACTCTGAGTCTACTTTTGGCCTTTATTACTATCAAAACACTTTTATCATAGTACCAACTAAGATAATTAAAGAAAGTAAAGAGTCAAAAAAAACTTTAGATGAAACAACTAGATTAGTTGTTGATGAGCTAGTTAAACTCCTTTTTAAAGGTTTGTCCCAAGTTCAATGTGAAACAACAGATGTATTGAAAAATATAGCTAATTCTAATCGGATTTTGGTTGAAAATGTATTATTAAATCTAAATAATTTTAAAGTTGGTAAAGTCCCAGAACCTGAAATACTTCAAGCTCCTTTGTTCGAATCTAAAGAACCTAAAAATGAGCAAGTGAAAGCTAAGGCTGAGACATATATTCCCACTGAAAAATATATTAGAAAAATAAAAACTTTTCGCCATTTTCTTAAATTAGAAGATATAAAAATATTGACTGTGGATGAAGCTAAAAAAAAATGGGCCGATTATTGCCATGATCCAAAACAATTTGATATCGGTTTTATAACAAAAACTGAATCAAAATTTGTATCTCAACCTAATAAAAAGAACGCCAAGAAAGGTTTTCAAAAACCTTATAGCCAATATAACAAAGATATTAGCGTGGACCCTTATGATCCAAAGAAAGCTAATTTTTCATGTTTGAAAGAATTTCGATCCTTTCATAAGCTTAAAAATCCTGACGTTACTGAAGTGGATTGGACCAGGCGATTTGAGGACTATAAATTACATTGGATTGAGCGAGATTTATTACAAAATAAGAAGAAACAACAACAAAAGGAACAAGAGCCTGAAGATAAACTAGTAATAGTTGATCTTGAAAAAGATAAAACAATAAGTTTTGTGGCTGATAAAACCTTAACTGTAACTTCTGAAATTGTGAATGAAAGTAAACTTGAAAATACTCTGTCTCTTGATTTAGACATAAAATACGCTAACTCTGTAGTAGTATATAAGGGCAATTGTCCTGATGCCAAATACAAAATTAGTGACCGATCACAATATGTTGGTAATGCCTCCATATTGACTCACAAAGGAATACAATACCTAGCTATCAATAAGCATTATTTCCATGGTTTTACCGCCAATGATAAAATGACTTTTGTAGGCAAAGGTAATGCTCCTGTAGTACTTTCTATATCAGAAATTGGATTAAAACATACTCTTGTTCATGCAAGAGAAGATTTAGTTCTTACTCAAAACCCGAAATTAATATCCTTAAGCAAATCATTTACTGTGGACTGTGTTCGTGGGAAGAAATATCCCAATCAAGTCTCTTTAACTTTTGTAAGTGATACCGCCCCTAGTGGGGTTTGGTATAGTGTTGGACATGTTACGGGACTTTGTACGGACTTAACTCCTGTTACTTATAATTCTGAAGAGGGTGCCTGTGGTGCTCCTGTTATTGGTCAACTAAATCGTATAATTGGAATACATGCTGCAACGGCTAGTATATTCAATTGTTTTTTATCATTTGCTGAGTCTCATTTTGTTGATTTGGTCAATTGGGATTTTTAGAAAGGGAGTTTTCTCTCTCCCTTAAAAAAGAGTCAGTTACCCATTGTTCTCCGTCTGGTGAATTTCACCCCCTAGTGCAAGATAATTGGCGACCTAATGGAACCGGATCAGTTAAATTCAATCATATGAAGAATCTTGGAACATGC